CACATGGTCAACAGAGATACACAAGTGGGACCACCTCAAGGGTCTTACATACTCCGTTGTCGTAGGCACAGCAGCCGAACGCAAATCAGCACTCCAAAAACAAGCCCATATTTACCTTATCAACCGCGAAAACGTTTCGTGGCTGATCGAGGAAAGCGGACACCCCTTTGACTTCGATATGGTTGTCATTGATGAGCTTTCTTCCTTTAAGTCTAACCAGGCAAAGAGGTTCAGAAGCCTTCTCAAGGTTCGACCTACGGTCAAACGCATCGTCGGACTTACGGGAACTCCCTCCTCAAACGGACTGATGGACTTATGGGCAGAATTCCGTGTCCTTGACCTCGGCAAACGTCTCGGTCGCTTCATTACCCACTACCGCAACACCTACTTCCAACCCGACAAAAGAAACGGTATGGTCATCTATTCCTATAAACCACTCCCCGGTGCTGAAGATGCCATATACGACAAAATATCCGATATGACGATTTCGATGAAGGCGGTTGACCACCTGGATATGCCCGAATACATATTCAACGAAGTCAAGGTAACCCTCTCGGATGCCGAAAGGTCGAAATATGACACCCTCCGTGATGACCTCATCCTTTCCATTGGCGAAAACGAGATCGATGCCGCCAACGCTGCATCTCTTTCCAACAAGCTCTCGCAGATGGCAAACGGAGCGGTATATAGCGCGGATCAGAGCGTTATAGAAATACACGACCACAAGCTCGATGCCCTTGAAGATCTCATCGAAGCCGCCAACGGAAAACCCGTACTTGTGGCATATTGGTTCAAGCACGATCTTGAACGCATAAAAGCCAGGTTCAAAGTACGAGAAATCAAGTCCTCCAAAGATATCGCCGATTGGAACGACGGCAAAATCCCCGTAGCTGTCATTCACCCGGCTTCTGCCGGACACGGACTCAACCTTCAAGCCGGAGGTTCAACCCTTATATGGTTTGGGCTTACTTGGAGCCTTGAGCTTTACCAACAAACCAACGCACGTCTATGGCGACAAGGGCAAAAATCGGCTACTGTGGTCATCCACCACATTATTGCCGAGGACACCATTGACGAGCTTATTCTGAAAGCCCTTCATAAAAAAGAAAAATCGCAAAATGCCCTTATTGACGCAGTAAGGGTGATGCTGAAAGGAGCATAATTTGAACCCCTATGAAAACCTTGCAAACGCCATTATTATTCAGGCGTGTAAAGACTACCGAAAAGCCTATAAACGTTACCTTCGCAGATACCGCAGTACAGACAAACCCGATGCCGAGCTTGTGGAGCTTGAGCGCTTCTTCCGCTCCGATTGGTATCGTACCCTTACTGCGGTTGACGGTGAATACTTGATGAATAGAATTAAAAAGGAGGTATGTGCATGACAGCAAAAGAATATTTGAGCCAAGCCTACAGACTCGACCAAAGAATAAACGCCGATCTTGAGGAGGTTGCCAGGCTCCGTGAAATGGCGAAAAGTATCTCGTCCCCCTCTTGGGAAGAAAAGCCCGGTGGAACAAGACCCACAGAACCGCACTGGGTAAGATGCCTTTATAAAATCATCGACCTGGAACGCCACATTGATGATGAGGTTGACAGGCTCGTTGCTCTTAAGGCACAGATCCGCACGGTCATTGACGCCCTCCCCAACAAGGACGAACAAACCGTTCTCCGTTACCGTTGCCTTCTCAACTATTCCTTCGAGCGAATCGGCGACCTTATGTGCTGCGGAAAGACCACCGCTTTCCGTTGGTATGACAAAGCACTAAAGCACGTGGTTGTTCCCGAAAATCCTATTGTTATCTAAAAAACGGAACAGATGGAACAAACGGAACGCTTGACTTATGATATAATTATAATGCGAAAAAATAAATCGAAGCCTGTGTGGGAAACCATACGGGCTTTTTGTATGCCCGAAAGGAGGTAGCCCCGTGCCTACCAAACCCAAGAAGCCGTGCGGTTACCCCGGCTGTCCCAAGCTCACCCACGACCGTTACTGTGAGGAACACACCAAGGTGATGAACGCCCGGTACAACAAGTACGAGCGTCCCTATGATTCCTCTGAACGTTACGGTGCTGCGTGGCGAAGGATACGAAACAGATACATCAAAGCCCACCCTCTCTGCGAGGAGTGCTTGAAGCAAGAGCGTTTGACCCCGTCAAAAGAAGTTCACCACATCGTTCCCCTTGAAAAAGGCGGCACTCACGATGAACATAATTTGATGGCTCTTTGCAAACCGTGTCACTCACGAATCACAGCAGAAATGGGCGACCGTTGGCACGACCGATAAAGAACCCCCAGGGGCGGTCAAAATCTCTACAGCTAATATTTTTGACAGCGGGCTGGGGCTTTCGTGTGCAAAAACGCAAAAACAAAGGGGGTATTACCCCGGGAGGTGAAATTCGTGGCAAAAGACGGCACAATGCGAGGTGGTCCGCGCCCCGGTCAAGGCAGACCGAGGAAGGCTCTCGCAGACAAAATCAATGATGGAACAGCGGACGGCGCACTTGTGTTGCCTGAACCCGCTTCTTTCACGGGTGAAGATGTACCGCCCGTAAAAGAATACCTCAAAGCTCAACAGAAAAACGGCAAAGCCCTATGCGCCGAGGAGATTTACAAAGAGGTCTACCTTTGGCTTAAGGCGAGAAGCTGTGAAAAACTTGTAAGCGGACAGCTTATTGAACAGTATGCAATGTCGGTTTCCCGATGGGTGCAATGCGAAGAAGCGATCTCCGAGTACGGTTTTATAGCAAAGCATCCCACCACGGGCAATGCTATAGCTTCTCCGTATGTTTCGATGAGCCAACAGTACATGAAACAATCCAATCAAATATGGTATCAAATTTACCAGGTCGTAAAGGAAAACTGCTCGGTCGATTTCGGTGGTGCAAGTCCCCACGACGATATGATGGAAAAACTACTCGCCTCACGGCGCAAATAAGGAGAAAACGAAATGAGACTTTTTTCTACAGAACAAATCAGTAAGTACCACCCCGACAAATACGCCGACCAAATCTCCGATGCCATCTTGACGGAATGTCTATCCCAAGACAAGGACAGCCATTGCGGCATTGAAACGATGGTAAAGGACAATACGGTCATTCTCGGTGGTGAAATCTCTACCAACGCAAACGTTGATTATGTCGGTATCGTCCGCAGGGTCGCTGCCAAACTTGGATACACCGTTGATTCGGTTATCAACCTCATCGGTAAGCAGAGCCACGAAATCAACGAAGCCGTCACTTCTGAAAAGAAGATCGGTGCGGGAGACCAAGGCATTATGTTCGGATACGCTACAGCGGAAACCGAGAGCCGTTTGCCTTTCGGCTTCGACCTGGCAAACAAGATCATCGCAGCCATTGAATACGACATCGAAACAAATCCCAACTGTCCCTTCGTAGGTGATGCCAAAACCCAGGTCACCGTTGACCTTGATGCGGAGCCTACCTTCGCTTCGGTACAGACCATCGTGGTTTCCGTATGCCATAAGTATATGGCAAACCTCGACACCGTCCGTGAAGCGGTTACAACGTTGATTCAAAACATCTTCGGTGAGAACCCTCTCCCTGAACTTATCATCAACCCCTCCGGCACTTGGACACTCGGCGGCCCCACCGCTGATTGCGGACTCACCGGTCGCAAGATCGTATGCGATCAGTACGGCGGTTACTGTGCTGTAGGCGGTGGTGCCTTTTCCGGCAAAGACCCGACCAAGGTCGACCGCTCCGCTTCGTACATGGCAAGACATCTGGCTTGCAAACTGCTCGACATTTATAACCTTTCTTGGTGCGAGGTTCAGCTTGGCTATGCAATCGGCATCGCCGAACCCGTGTCCCTCGTTATCAAGAACGACAAGAACATTCCCCTTGAGGAATACGTCCTTGAAAACTACGACCTCACTCCCTTGGGCATTATCGAGAAACTGAACTTGATCGACCGCGACTATGAGCGCCTTGCCGAGGGATGCCATTATCGGGAGGCACTTATATGAGCAAGAAAACTACAACGGATATGCAGCTTGTCGCTCTTGACAAGCTCGTCCCTTATGCTAACAATGCCCGTACTCATTCCCCGGAGCAAATCGGTAAACTCCGTTCAAGCCTTCGTGAGTTCGGCTTCATCAATCCCGTGATCATCGACCGTGACTTTGGCATTATCGCAGGTCACGGTCGTGTTCTTGCTGCTCGTGAGGAAGGCATTACCGAAGTGCCGTGTGTCTTTGTTGACCATCTGACCGAAGCACAGAAGAAGGCTTACATCATCGCTGACAACCGCATGGCTCTTGATGCCGGATGGGACGAAGAACTCCTCCGTGTCGAGATTGAAGCCTTGCAGGCAGAAGCCTTTGATATCTCCCTTACGGGTTTCGGCGATGATGAAATCGCTGACCTCTTCGGCAACGAGAAGGATGAAGTCAAGGACGATGACTACGACCTTTCCGCAGCCCTTGAAAAAGCCGCCTTCGTTCAGCGTGGCGACCGTTGGGTTGTGGGCAAACACCGTCTTTATTGTGGTGATGCCACCAACCCCGATGACGTTGCTGCTCTTATGGACGGCAACCGTGCAAACCTTGTACTGACCGATCCCCCTTACGGTGTATCTTTCAAGAGCGCAAGCGGACTCACCATTCAGAACGACAGTATGAAAGACGAGGAGTTTTATAACTTCCTTCGCAAAGCATTTGACAATATGGTGGCTCACCTTGAGAACGGTGGTTCGGCTTACGTATTCCACGCTGACACCGAAGGACTCACCTTCCGACAGGCATTCGTCGATGCGGGCTTCCACCTTGCGGGGGTTTGCATTTGGGCGAAGAACAGCCTCGTCCTCGGTCGCTCGGATTACCAATGGCAACACGAACCCGTGCTTTACGGTTTCCTGAAAAACGGCAAACACAGATGGTACTCCGACCGAAAGCAGACCACCATTTGGAATTTCGACAAGCCCAAGCGTAATGCCAACCATCCCACAAGCAAGCCACTCGATCTGCTCTCTTACCCGCTCGGCAACTCCTCACAGGAAAACGCCATCGTCATCGATACCTTCGGTGGTTCGGGTTCGACACTTATGGCTTGTGAGAAGACCAACCGCATCTGTTATACGATGGAGCTTGACGAAAAGTACGCTTCGGTTATCCTCCGCAGATACGTTGAGGACACGGGAGACAGCGACGGCGTGTATGTCATCCGCAATGGTGAGCGTATCCCTTACGCTGATCTTGTAAAAGAAGTGGAGGTTCAAAGCAATGACGAACTTAACGCTCGGCAGCCTGTTTGATGGCTCGGGTGGGTTTCCGCTTGGCGGTCTCATCGCAGGCATCACACCCGTTTGGGCATCGGAGGTTGAACCCTTCGCTGTACGGGTAACTACAAAAAGGCTCCCTTTTATGAAACACTACGGTGATATCTCTGCGATGGACGGCAGCAAGATTGAACCCGTGGATATAATCACTTTCGGTTCTCCTTGCCAGGATATGTCTGTGGCGGGAAAGCGGAACGGTCTCGACGGTCAAAGGTCGGGACTTTTTTATGAAGCCGTCCGCATCATCAAAGAAATGAGGAACGCAACCAATGGAAAATATCCACGATACATCGTTTGGGAAAACGTCCCCGGCGCTTTCTCAAGCAACAACGGCTACGACTTCAAAGCCGTCCTCGAAGCCGTCATCGGCATCGTCGAAGAGGGTGTCGAGGTGCCTATGCCTGACAAAAACGCCTGGGCATACGCAGACCTCCTCTTGGGAGACGGATGGAGCGTGGCATACAGAACTCTCGATGCTCAATACTGGGGAGTCCCCCAGCGACGTCGCAGAATCTACCTTGTCGCAGATTTTGCAGGTCGGAGTGCCGGAGACATACTATTTAAGTCCGAGGGCTTGTCAGGGTATTCTGCGGAGAGCTTCCGTGCGTGGCAAAGAACTGCCAACGGTGCTGAAGATTGCCCTGGAACGACAGGCATCGGTCTCGACGGTTACAACGGAAGCGTAAGCGATAAAGCTGCCACGCTCGGTGTCAACTGCGGAATGTCCACGGGTCGGAACGGTGTCGTTCTGAACGATCAAGGTGGAAGACGTATGGACGTGACCGACGATGTCACTTGCACCCTCCGAGCCGAAGCTCATCATCCTCCGTGTGTCCTTGACACCATCCTCCTTGAAAACCATCCCAATGATGGTCGAATCAAGATCGAGGACGATGGCAAGGTACAGACCCTCTCTTCCCGTATGGGAACTGGCGGTAACAATGTACCTCTTGTTATGAAGATGCCTACCAACTGGGACGGTGGACAGATCTCGCCTACGCTCACAAAGCAAAATGCGGGTGGAAGTCAGCGGATGCCCGACAAAGACAACTTCAACTGTGTTCTTGAACCCTTCGGTATTAGCGCCCACGACAGCAACGCAATGAAGTCCGGCAATCCCCACAGCGGAATCTATAAAGCCGATACTTCACGAACCCTTGACGGCAACGGTGGAAATCCGGCTTGCAATCAAGGTGGCATCGCTGTTGTATGTGTCGACCAAGGCGGTGGCAAGTCCGCTTGCAACGTTACCGAAGAAAAGTCCCCCACGCTGACCTGCACTCACGGTGGCGAACCCGCTGTGTGTGCCAAAGACCCTATGATCGGAAAGACGGTCTACTCCCTGACCACAGGAAGTTATGCTATCGTCAGCGAGGAGAAAGCCCCTACGCTTCTGTCGAGGGATTATAAGGACCCATCGGTTGTAACCGATCCTTCCTTCGGCATCGGTCGTGATGCATATAACCAAGGCACCAATGCCAAGTTTATGCCCACCATCGAAGAGGAACTTCAGCCCACGCTCGTTGCCAAAGGCCCCGGTGCTGTTGCCGAACCGATCTCGTTCTATCCGCAGATGAAAGCGGAATGCCAATCTCCCCGTGAAGGCAAAGCCAACACCATCGTGAACGGCACGAACCCCGGTTACCAAAACGGACTGATCGATACCGATTATACGGTGCGTCGACTTACCCCCGTGGAGTGTGCAAGACTTCAGGGCTTTCCTGATTGGTGGTGCTACGGTCTTGACGAGCCGTACCCGGCAATCCAGGATGTCCGCTACTGGAAAGAAGTATGGGACACTTACGCACGTGTTATCGGTGGATGCAAACCCAAGACCGAAAAGCAAGTCCGCAAGTGGCTCGAACACCCTCATTCCGATGCTGCCGAGTATAAGCTTTGGGGCAACGGCGTGGCTCTGCCGTGCGTATTCTTCGTTCTCTCCGGCATCGTGTACTATACACAAAATGACGGCTGATTATGGCCCCCGTATTCTACATAGGAAAATGTCGAAAATGACTGGCTATTTCAGGCATTTAGAGTTAATATGTGAGTACCAAAAAACAAGGAGGTCATAACAATGACAATTACAATCAACGCAACAGGAACAGAACGCAA